CCTTCCGCAAAGATCCTACATCTATCAAAAAAGTTTTTGTCCTTCACGAGTCTTGGGATGGGTACGTCTATGATCTCGAGACCGATGCGGGTACTTTTCAGGCGGGAGTCGGCCAGATGATTGTGAAAAACACGGACTCAGTCATGGTTGAGTTCGACGTGCAGGGTCGCAAGGGTCAGGATGCCATCGACTACTCGTGGGAGCAAGGTGAATTGGCCGCGGAGCAATGCACAAAGCTGTTCAAGGCTCCGAACGATCTGGAGCTCGAGAAGGTCTATTGTCCGTACTTTTTGTACAGCAAGAAGCGGTATGCCGCGAAGATGTACGAAAAGGCAAAGGATGGAACTGTTAAATTCAAAAAGATTGACGTGAAGGGTCTGCAGGTCGTGAGACGGGACAGCTGTCCGTACGTTCGAGAGACGCTCAAGACGCTCCTGAATATGATTCTTGAATCGAACGATCCGCGTCCGGTGATCGAGGCGGCTCGGGAAGCTGCCCGGGACCTGATGCAGGGGAAGGTTCCGATGGAGAAGCTTCTGTTGAGCAAACAGCTCGCGGCTGACTACAAGGTGAAGATGGCTCACGTCGAGGTTCGAGACAAGATGCGTGCGCGCGAGCCAGGGTCTGAGCCTCAACAGGGCGACCGGGTCTCTTTTCTGATCGTCCAGGGTCCGGGCAAAATGTATGAAAAGGCTGAAGACCCTGTGTGGGTCCGGGAGAAGAACGTGCCCATCGACTACCAGTACTATTTCACGAACCAGATGAAGAAGCCCATCCAGGACCTGCTCGAGCCGTTGATACCGCCCGCGACTATATTCAACAAGAAATTCATGGTCAAGACGGAGAGCACGGTCGAGATGGATGCGCGCAAGTCATTTTTGGCGCGCTTCGCCCGATCAGCCTCTTAAGGTTTTCTAGCATTAGAGTAGTATGGAGATTTCTCTGGATGAGATTTTTCAAAAATACAATGACAAAATTGCCAAGATGCAATGTTCTATGAAGGAGATTATTGAGGAGGAGGTCAGTCGGCGGGTCAATCTCCGGAGTATTTCAATTGTCGAGACCATGTCGAAGACTTATGGAATTCCGGTCGAGTCTCTCATGCGGGACTTGGCGCTCGTGGAGGATCACTTTTGCAAGGGTATCAACGGTCAGAAGGTTCGTTGTCTCAAAAAACCCAAAGAGAATGGGTACTGCGGTTTTCACCAGAAGCAAGTTCCAGCTCCAAAATCAAAGGAAGTTATTCAGCGAGTTCCGGCACCATGGGAAGAGACTTAAGGCGTAGACTCTATGAATTACTAATGAGCAAATCTACAATCCTCTTGTCGAGCCTTACAAAGTTTTTTGAAATTCCTGAAAATAAAGATCAGCTGAATGATATCCTGACTCACCGAAACGGGGTGTCGCTTCGGCGGATCGAATGGTTCGTGACCAATTATTCAAAGAATAAGCACGTGACCTATATTGGCCCAAATGGTAAGATGTTCACGGTTCATGTTGCATACAAATCGAGCCTCGACGGATATTCCAAGAAGCTCTTCGACCCCTTCTGTCGCACGGATCGCATAGAATTCGACGGTCTCACCACGACTGTCGCCCAACTCAACTTTCTCAAGTGGGTCATACAAAACGGTATCGTAGACCACATGATTAAGACCCAAAAGGAAGTCCCGCAAACCCTCCCCGAAATTGAAGAAAGTTGTACCCATAATAAAATACATATAAATTGTACCCCTGAGTCACCTGATCCGTGTATGTAGGATTGAATGTAAGAGTCAATGTCGTTGTTTGAGAATTAAGTTTTGAAAAATTAAGATAACCTCCCTGGTTATACTCCTTTGGTGTCAATCCAAACGAGTATGAGTATATATTTTTTGAAGGAATCGATAAGAAATGTTGAAAAGGTTGTTGGAACCCGAAATAAAGACCTCCCGGAAGCACACTCGTCACGTCTGTGTTACTGAGTGTGATCTTTGCGGACGTGATGACGTCGATAAAGTTTGTGTTTCCGGACGGGAACTGCATGGGTACGGCCGTGTGGATGTACTGTGTCGTGTAGCCATAGCTGTACCGCGAGTCGTAGTAGAGGCCGTCGGTCACGCGTTCATAGTTCTTGTTCCGAAAGAACCACATCAACGTCTGGACGGGAAATGCAGCTGTCAGATTAATGACGGGCTGGTTGCTCGTGAATGTCAGGGTCGCATCCTTCTTTACCGTATTGACTATGTAGCGCAGAGGCGTGCTTTTGTAGTACAATCGTTCCTTCTTTTCAAGCAGTATTTCTTCAGTAATAATTACAGGGTTCAATATATCAGTCGCTGTGGTCGTGTTGCTCCACCATTGGTACGGCTGAAAGGTGAATCGAATGTAGATGAGTTGATTACTCATTGCACACACTGGAAAATAGGGCTTCCGAAGGCGCTCGCGCCCAGAGTTGTTGGATGAATGTCTCCGGCAGAAGAAAAACTCGAGAGGGATAATTACTTGATTGTTTATTCCAGCCATTGCGGCATTCATACCATATTGCTCATCGGCGTCCAGAAGCATCTGGTCACGAATAATGTACCAGTCGTCATAGAGCGTCTCTATGATTGTCTCATTCACGAGAAAGTCAATCTGTTTTATGATCGACCGGCCAATGTCCGGGGCGAGTGTAACCCCGGCTGGAATAGTAACCCGCAGGTACATGTTTGACATGAGGTCCCCAAGTTGATTCGGGTACAAGATGACAGTCGATACCGTCCCTTGATAGGTTGGACTCGGCCCGGGGAGTGGAATAACCCTGTTAAACATGACTGCATTTGTATGTTGTTTAAACGTGGGGTTCCACTGAGAAGAATTTGGATCTGAACTAATCAAAAATTCATCTTGAGGGCCCTTTGCAAAGAGAGCAAGTATAGAAGCTGAGCTGACCCCGCGCTGTTTTATTTCTGTAAACTCTTTGGGTTCCTGAGTAAACGATAGGTCCTTGTTCAGATCCCTAAATTTTTTATATTTTCCAAGTACAATATTTGGGTTAATATTAATGACAGTCAGGGTATTGGAATATGATTTAAATGTTCCGGGTTTGATTGAATTTCTGTAAATTGGTGATGAAAATACTGCAGTCACGTATGTCGGGGTGGCGTTGTTCGGAAGAGGGTCCTGTGATGTAATTACGGCAGCAGTTTGAAATATTGGTTTTCCGAGGGAGTCTGTCCCGCCGTAGAGATTTTTTCCAAATTCCTTTACTAAAAATGATCCTGAAAAAGGTGTAAGTTGTGTAACAGACCATCCTGGTGATATTGATGGAGCCGGATCTATAAATACATATTCAATAATATGCTCTCTTATCGTGTAATATCCTTTGAGTTTGTAAGTTGTTGGATTTACAGTAAAAGGAATAGACCCAGGTGGATAAAGAACCGCAGACATGGCGTATTGGTACCCATCTATGACCTGGTCAGTATCTGACTGAAATTTGAACGACCAGTTGTATGGCTCAGACACGAGTGATGTCACATTGGCCGACCCGGGTTTTCCATCTGATTTAATGGTCTGGACTTGACCTATTATTCCTGCCATGTTTAATGCGGCCCACCCGGGTCCCGGAAGAGTTGTCGGGGGTGTGGTGACTGAATAGAATGTCGCCTCTTGAGGACCTGTTGCTTTATAAAACCCTGAAATTTCAATTGGCACCTTTGGTGCTGAACTCGAAGTCGAACTCGTAGACACATTCGAAGTCGTCAACACAGAGTCCGATATCGGAACCAGTCCCGGGGTCGGCTTCGGGGGCGCTGGTTTTGGCACAACTCGTATTAGTTCAAGAAAGTTTTGAACTGATTTCTGGACAATATGAGCAACCTTGACGACTTCCATCTACATTTCGTCCAGATTTTTCTCCCACATCTGAACCACGGTCGTCGCCTTGATCACATCTCGCTCCTTTGTGCGGGTCTCGCAGAGGGCCCGGAGTTTCTCCACCTCCTCCTGTGTGTACTGGTACGTCTTGATATCGAGAAGTTTTGGCCAGTTATTTTCGTTGAACAGTTCCTCTCGAAGTTGGCGCTCAACCTCGGAACGCGGTACATTGAAGACTTGTATCCTCCTGGAGATTGCCACGGCATAGATGAACCGGGCCTTCTCGGTCAGCCATTGAATGTCGGCATCAATCTCATTCAGAAGGTGCGACTTGCGCTTGCGGTACACGTTGAGTCGAACCTCCATGTAGTCGACCAGAATATCTTCAGCCGTGTCGTACTTTTTGACCGCTCCGTTCGGCCCGATCAGGTACATATTGCTCGTGTGAATGATCTTGGTCAGCCCGAGTTCCTTGACAGGATCTTCGAGAGTCGCCCAGATGCGAAAGTCCGGGGTCGTTTCGCTCGACTGGTTCTCGTACTTCTGAATAGTCCCCTTGTCGACGAGGTCATCGAGGTGCTCCTTGAAGTCCTGGATCCATTTCCCCGGAGGCAACTCGGTCACGTGAATCTGGGAGCCCTCGCGCTCAAAGAGACCCTCCAGAACCCATGTATGATCCTTGGTCTTGCGGACCCTGCCCTTGAATCCGTTGAAATGTGGAACCATAGGGACCATCTCGACTTGCTTGAGGCCACAACGGATATTGTGCTTAATAATCTCCAGATCGAACGGCGGGACATAACAGCTGAAGCCCGTCCCGATACCCTCTGCGCCGTTGACCAGAACCATAGGGACGATGGGCGCGTAAAACTCCGGCTCGACCTTCTGGCCGTCGTCAATTACGTACGACAGTACGGCATTGTCATCCGGGTCGAAAATCTTGCGAGCGACCGGTGCGAGTCGCGTGAAGATGTAACGGGCGCTGGCCGAATCCTTGCCTCCCAGGAGTCGCGTCCCAAACTGTCCGCTCGGTACGAGAAGGTTCACGTTGTTCGACCCGACAAAGTTCTGGGCCAGGTTCACGATGGTTCCTTGGAGGCTGGCTTCTCCGTGGTGGTACGCGGTCTGCTCTGCGACATAGCCCGACAATTGTGCAACCTTCATGTCGGTCGTGAGGTTCTTCTTGAGGCACGCGTACATCACCTTCCGCTGACTCGGCTTGAGACCGTCTATGGCGTTCGGGATCGAGCGCTTGATGTCCTCGGCGCTGAAGTTGGCCATGTCCTTGTGGATGAAGTCCGTAACTGTCAGATTGGTCACATGGCCGTAATTGACACCCTTTGGAGGCTTGGCCATATGGGACGTCAGCCAGGTCTTGCGGTCGTCTGCGAGCGCCTTGGCGAAGGCCAGTCGCATAGATTCATCCGTGGTTGGATCATGGCCGAAAGCGACCGTCAGGCGATCGATTTGCTTGAAATACTCCTTGGCTTCGGCACTCGTCGAAGTCCCGAGACCCTTGTAGTACTTGACAGAACCGCTTGCGGTTCCCGCGGCGGAGCCGGCTCGCGCCGAAGTCTCTTGCAGAGACTGTCTATATTCCTCCTCAGTAAAATACCACGTCTTCCCAACCTTGATAACCGGAGTCACCATCGAGACCACGAATCCCATCTCAATAAGTTTTGGCCAATAGACGTGGAACATATTCAGCACCAGACCCTTGATGTGACTGCCATCCAGGTCGGCGTCGGTCATAATCATGAGCCGACCGTAGCGCAGGTCCCGTAGGGACCCGTAAACCTTGCCATGGGAAAGCCCAATTATCTTTTTGAGATTGCTGAACTCTTCGTTTTCAGTCACCTGTTTAACAGTAGCGTCACGCACGTTGCGAGGTTTGCCGCGGAGTGGGAAAACACCGAACGCATTGCGGCCAACAACACCCAGACCCGCAATCGCGAGAGCCTTTGCAGAATCTCCCTCGGTGATGATTAGGGTGCATTCGTGCGACTTGTGGGTGCCGGCCCAGTTGGCGTCATCGAGCTTGGGAATTCCTGTAATTCGAGACTTCTTTGCGCCGTCCGTCTTTTTGAGTTCCTTGTCAACCTTGGCGAGTCCAAGAGCCAAGAGGTCGTCCATGACTCCCGAACCGAGCACATCCTTGATAAACTTTGGCTTGAGTTCGATAGTTTCTGTAATCTTGGATGTGCATTCCGCCTTGGTCTGACTGCTGAATGTAGGGTTGACGATCACGGAACGAACAAAGACAAAGAGGGTCGCCTTGATCTGGGCGGGCTTCACCGTGACTCGCTTGTCCTTGGCAATTTCATCGCATATGAGCTTGACGACCCGGTCCACGTGGCTCCCACCCTTGTTGGTCGCGATACCGTTGACCCATGAGCATTGCTGAAAGGCTCCGGATGTCGAATAGCCCGCGACGATATCGAAGTTCTCAGTGTGCATCTTGGCGACCGGAACGTCACCCAAGTGCATACGGGCATACTCCTCAAGGCTCGAGACCTCGAGCTTTGTATCGTTGAAATAAATCTTAGCCTTTGAGCACCACATGGCTGCATCCCACGCGCGCTTCTCTGCAACCTTTTCAAAGTCCCCCTGACCCCCGAACCTCGGCCAGTCCGGGAAGAGGCCTATGAGAACGCCCACGGGCTCTGGAGTAGCCTCGATTGTCGGAGGCGAACATTTACTCATGTTTTCATTCCACGTCTGTCTGTAAACCTTCTTGCC